CTAGGACCGTGACAACATCGCCGTAATCGATGTTTGTGTTGTAGGAATTGTTGTACACAGAATTGATGGCGTCCCCGCCCCCAGGCAAGTACGGCGTGACGTATTCGTTGTATTCCCTGCTGGTCGGCGGGAGGGTGTCAAACACTCCGTTGTTGTTGGCGCGGTTCAGCCAGCCGTCCGGCTGGATCACAACGTTGCCGCGGTGCGTCAGATCTTGGTTGCAGTTGCCGAGAGCCTGCGTCAGTTGCTTCAGTGCGTTTGGCGGAAGGACGCCGCGTAACGCATTTGTCAGCGCGGGCATGGCGGCGGTCAGCATTACTCCACCCCTCCAACCTTCAATGCGTACAGGGTCACTCCGTCTCCCGATTGGTCTCCGGAAAGCGCCACGGCGAGATGCCTGTCTGTGCCGGCGGAGCGGTCATCCAATCGCCCGGCGTAGTGAGCATTGGCATGGCCGCTGGCGTCACCCAATGCAGAGCGTGTCTTGCTCATGTTGAGCGTGGCCGAAGTGGCCCCGGCCACAAAGCCCGCACCTTGGTTCGTCTGGATGGCATTCGGTCGGGCTGTTGCGGACGAGTTGTAGTGCAGCGACAAATCCAGCGTCGATGTGGTGGACGTAGGTTTGTACAAGACTGCGATGGATCGGTCGCCATCTGCCGTCAACGCCATGTTGCCTGTGCGCAGGGAATAGGGCACGGCGGTTCCGGAGTCGGTCAGGCCAGAGGGCTTTAGGAATCCTCCAGACACAGTTCCAGAAATGATGGCACTCTTGGTGCCGATGGCCGTGGGGCATGTGGCCGTGATGGCGACTGGATACGTTTCTTCCCACCATGCCTTGGTGTTCATGCAGTAGCAAAGCGCGCGGACGGGCTGCGTGTCCGCGGAGCGGCAGTAATAGAACCGCACCGTCATGGTTGCAGAATCGGCACGCACATGGAACTTGTCGGCCTTGGTGAAATCGATGATGTTGTCGCGCCAGTAGTTGTCCACTGGAACCGAGATGGCTTCGGCGTTGTTCCCGTCGAACGCATACATGCCGAAGCTATCGGCCAACACCGCGACCCCGGAGACCACATCGCCGCACTGCGCGTTCAGCATCCCACGGTAGGCGACGAGGATGAGGCTGGCGTCCAGGATCGGCTGAGACACATACGACAACGCATACAGATGCGTTGACTGCGCTATCAGCAACTGCGCACCTAACGGCAGCAGTCCGACAATCCTGTCAGGGTGGGGCGTGTTCTCCTGGAGGATCAATTCGTTTTCCGCCGGCACGCTTTCGGGCTCATCGATTTCGGAGTACAAAAGCGAGTTGGGCCGGTCTCCCGATGTGTCTACCGCAAACCATGCTCTGTCCTGGAACATGGCGGCAACTGCGAAGTCGCCTGGGCACACACCAAATCGCCTAGCGTTTAACTGCCCAGACGGAAGGACAATCGGCATCACCCCGAATCCGTCGCGCTTTACGTCCTGCAAGTCCGGGTCGGTGAGCCTGTCCACGTACGTCCCATTGAACTGACCGTCCGTTCGCAGGATGGTGGCAACGCGGTACAGGGCCACCGATTGGTCTGAGGTGGAGCGCCACAGTTCCATGGCGTACACCCGGGCGTCCAGTCCGTGATGCGAAAATGTCCAAGACAGCGCATCTGACGGATCGGCAATGTCGATTTCGACCAGTTCCGAAATGTCAGACGGGATCGGGCCGCGGTCAGTCTTGGGCGTGTCGTCCAGATACCGAACGGCACACTGATACTTCCCGCGCATGGGCATGGTGATGGTTGCCTGCGCCTTGGCTTCCGTGTTCAAAATGATCACGCTGGGCGGGGCGGAATACTGCCCACCGGCGCTCACTGTCACTCCAGAGATTCCCCCGGTCCCATTGAGTGTTGCGGCGGCCACCGCCCCAGATCCAGTCGGATCCGTGGTGGCGGCGCGGAACGTCAGGACAGGCGGCGTGTAGTATCCAGTCCCGGCGGTTGCGACGGCCACGCTCGCCACGCTGAACACGGGAACCACCTTCAGGGATGCTCCGGTTCCAGCGCCGCCAATGACAGACGCTGAAGCGGTGGCGGCAGTCAGCCCGGTGCCTCCGGCGACGACGTTGACGGACTGAATAGCCCCAAGCCCATCAACGCTGATGCCGGCGTTGGCTTCAGTCAGGCCGCTGGTGCTACTGAACTGCACCTTTGGACCCGGGATATTGATGAACCCGCGCCCAAGATCGTAGTCCAACATGGTCGTCGCAGCCGTCGTCGCATTTTCAGTCCCGGCGGTGAACGTGGTGGCGCTGGCGGTGACGACGTAGTACGTCGCGGTCAGGCTCACCCCAGGCGCAGGGGCCAGGAGGGTGGCGCGCCCGCTGGTTGGGAACGTGGTGGCGTCAATGAGCGCTTGCGTGTTGTTGGCGAACGACAGGATGTTTGCGGAGCTTGTTCCGGCCGTGACTGCGATGTGCGTGGTGGCAGCAGAGGCCGTGAACGTGAGCGTGTTCGACGTAGTGCCGGCCGTGAATGCGGAGATTGTCCGACTGGCGGTTGCGTTGGTGACGGAGGCAAAGGTGAACGAACTTCCTGCCGTCAGGCCGTGGTGGGGACAATGAAAGATTTGTGTGACGTTTGTTACCTGGGCCACGGATGTGTAGCCGCTGCCGCCGGCAAGAACCTCCACCGCCGACACTTGTCCCAAGACGCTGACGGTAAACCCGGCACCGCTACCGATGCCGCCGGAGAAAGAAACGGTCGGCGTGGTTTGGTAACCACTTCCTCGCTCTGTTACGATGACGCGAGTCACCCTGCCGTTGCTGATGACCGCCCTTGCGCGAGCGGGCTCTGACGGCGTGCCGCCAGTGATTGTCACGGCAGGAGGGCTGTGATACCCGCCGCCGCCCTGCACCATCTGCACCGCCGACACGTATCCGCCAACAGACGTTGACGAAGCGGTGAGCGCCGGGCCGACAGCGGGCTTTGTGATTCCCAGCTTCTCCACATTCGCGTCAGCACCGTTCCAGCGGAAGCCGCGGCCCATCCCATCGACGCCATAGATGTCGTTGAATCGCCCTTTGAAAAACGACATCGGCCGCAGGGGCCCCGTGTAGGCAAATGCAGTCGCCGCTGCGCCTGTGCCTGCGGCATACAGAGTGGCGGCACCAGAAGTCGCGAATGTCGTCGCGGCGATTATCGGCTGGGTCGCGTTGGCAAAAGACGAAATGGTGACTGAATTGGTCCCGGACTGAATTCTGGCAAACGTCGTCGCGGCAGCAGTGGCCAGGGTCACTGTGGCATTGGTGGTGCTGGCCGTGAATCCTGAGATGGACACAGCGGCGCTGGCCGGGGAGATGGAAACCACAGGCGTGCCAAACCCAGTCCCGCCGGATTCGATGGCAATGGACTGCACCCGGGTCGAATCCAAGTGCGCATGCGCCGTTGCGCCGGTGCCTCCCGTTATGGTCACCACGGGCGGGACGGTGTAGCCAGTTCCGCCGGAGGTCACAAACACGCGGACAAGCGATCCGGTTGTGCGAGCGCCAATCTGCATCAGGACGGCCCCTTGGCGACAAACAGGACGCCCGAAGAGTTTTGGTACACCACTTCTTCGGTGTCACGCGGATAGCGAAAGGCTTTGATGATGGCTTGCGTAGATCCGGTGTGCGAGGTGAACGACACCGATGTACTGCCGGGGCGCACGGCGATCTGGCCAGGAGAAAGGATCTGTAGATTGACCTGAGTGACAGCCGCGCCCGGCGGGATGGAGTACGGGCTGGCGTTCGTGACCAGTCCGGCCCATTTGTCGATGACGATCATGCGCCTGCGTCTGGTTTGAGGGGACTTCGCCAGCCGCCGTCGTGATAAATCTCACGCGACCGGCCAGAGAGCGGGGCAAGCTGATCCATCTCCATCGCCAGTCGCAAGTCCCGCTGGTACATGGCGAAAGCGTTGTCCGGCTTCTGATTGCGGATCCGCGCCAGCCAGTACTCAGCCGCTGAGTACATGACGTTGTGCATATGGGCGGGCAGGTCAATGGGGTCGGTGATCAGGTACTTGGTGGAACTCGCGACGGTAGTGGCCGCTTCGGTGCGAATCGAAGTGGCGCTGGTGCGAAGCGTAATCGGGGATTCAGACATGTACGGCGTGATAGAAGACGCCGGGCCGGGGGTGTTGGTGGAGTCGCCAATCCGCAGCACAGACCCAACGACATCAGAGGGAAACGCAGTGCCGTTCCCGGTGACATTGGTGCTGGTGCGTGCAATAGTTCCCTGCCGAACCACCGCCTCATGGCCCGAATACTTCAGGGCCCTAGCGGTTCGCCGGTAGGTGAAGTCGATGGTTTCGACTTCGGTGGGGTAACCAATGAGTTTGATCGCCCATCCTGCGGAAGCGGGGTCTTTGATGACCGTCCAATGGTATGGCGCCCCGGAAGAGTTGGACACGCGCTCAATCTTCATCGCTTCGTCGGGCGTCACATACAGCCCGGCCCACCAGTTGTACTCGTCGGAGGGCTCGTCCAGATTGCGGAACTCGCTGGGCAGCGGATAGACCGTCTTGTACAGGACTGCGGTGTCGCCCGTGGAAATTGAACCAGCCGGGAACGTGACGTTCGGGTCCAGGGTCCAGTCGGTCACGCTGCTTGCGGACGCTATGCGAGCGATTCGGTCGCCTATCCGAACGTGCGTGTAATCCGTCCTGGCGATATTGCCGGAAAGTTCTAGGTAGTTGATCGACAGGTCGGTCGCCCCACCGACAGTCGCGGTGGCTGCCGGGACGGTAATCAACCGCCCGTGAACGTGGTAGTACGCCCAATCCCGGATCTGGGTCACCTCGGCGTAGGCTCGCTGGACGGCCGTCCGGATGTCCCGCTGCTCTGCGTCCTGGGGGCCGCCAAAAGAGGCCGTGATCAGGTGTTCGACAACGTCAAAATAGGTAAGCATGACCTCTCCGGTGCCTACCTATTAATGTCCCTCTGCGTCTCTCCCTTCGCTCAAGAGCGTCATTCACTGCCCGGCGACCGTCGCCATGTATTCCGCGTGACGCAACTTCCTGCACTCAGGGCATCGCGGCGTGTTGGCGTGCGTGTTCGACAGGCGATTGCCAGCCACACACCATTCGCCGTGAGGGCACTTGTGTCGGTACATCGCCCGGCCCGTCCGCTTGCGAACGTCCCGCTTCAGGACTCGCCCGCAGCAGTGGCATGGCTTGGTGGTGGCGAGGCTCAGTCTCTGGCACTCAATGCCGACTGGTGTATCATTCGCCATAGCCTTGTCTCCTATTCGCGTAGGGGGCGGGTCAGAACCGGCGGCTGGCTGCAACCAGTCGCCGGTTTGCATTTATACATCGCCCAGACGGGGGAGGCAAGTTCTGCCAAAACCCCGTCCCTCTCTGATTTCAGTAGGGCAATTCAGCGCCGCCGCTGATGCCAGCGAGGCCGATTGCTGGGCGGCTTATGCGGCCACCCGATGCTCAATGCGCCAAGCATCGCGACGAATATCGCGAGCCCGAGAACTACCACAACTGATTCGCTCATAATTCCCTCTCTGCGGCGTGTACGGAAACTGTCACTTTTCGCCAGTTCGTGTTCAGTGCAACAGGTTCACGAGGTCGTGAGGCACCATCGCCCGCACCGCCTGTAGATCGTGCGTGGCTTCGACAGACGGCGTGCCGTGTTTCAGCCGCCCCCTGCAATGCTCGTCGATCTCGGCCAGGGCGAGCAGGGCATCGCGGCCAGCGAGAGCGTAGCGGTGGGCTCGCTCATCGTCGGGGTCGCTGAGATCGAACTTTAGGATGGCGATCACGAATATACCGCAGGTGTATTCCTAGCGTTCAAACTGAAGAACATTCTATCGCCCTGTCCATCGGGCGCAATGCCATCTAGCGTCTGATCTGTCAGAAACCTATGCCCGTTTTTATTTTGGCAGAGGTTTCGTAACGGCCACCGATCATATCAGAGAAACGATCATTTCTGATGCTTATCGCGTATGAGATGGGCGTTTCATCCGGCCACCGAAGCGGCCATCTTCTGGTGCAAGAGCGTCGTGCCTTGCATATGGCCGGGCTGCTACGCCAAGCCTTTAGCATGGCCGACCGTCTCTAAGGTGAAGAGCGCACCTACGGTGAGGGCGGCACAGCCCACGCCGTAGACCGCGACGGGTTCACGCCGCAGTCAATCGACCGCTGCCACACCTCGCCGTTGATGCTCGCCTGGAGCGTCATCGTCCAGCCGTCTGGCTTGCCATAGGTGTCAATCCGAAGGCGGCTCCGCATCGTCGCAGGCAATCCCGCCACAGGTGCTGGAGCCTGCCCCATCGGCACGGCAGAGAGGTTATCCGGCGCGGTCATCCCGGTCGGCGGTGCGGTGTGCGTCCAGAGCATTTGGTAGAACACGCCATGCTCCGCGAAGTACGCCTCTTGCTGCGCCGTCACAGACGGCAGGAGCGCGACCAGCGTGGCGTCGATCTGCTCGGTCACGCTCATACCACAAGGCTCCTGCCGTTGCCCTTGTTCCAGAGCGCGGAAACCTCATTGGCGGACAACGTGCGGTTCCATTTTCCAAGTTCGTCGATTTTGGCATCTATGGTCTGAGTCGCCATTGAATTGGTATTCGGGATGCCGATCACCGTATGTTTCGCGACCGTCGCCCACGTTCCGGTGCGGGTTCCTGTGGAGATAAGGCTGCCGTCGCGGTAGTACGAAACGGTTGTGCCACTATTCGTAAGTACGATATGGTGCCAAGTGTTTGCCAGCAACGCATTGAACTGCGTGAACGTGATGGTGTTTACGCCTTGGACGTTGAGATTCGTCGCGCCGGTGTTGAAAAACATCGAAACCGAGAAGTCGACGACGCCAGCAAAACTGCCGCTGCTGTCCACGTTGCGCGAAATTATTGTGGCGTTGGTTGCCGTCGTCGGCAGCGGGCCGGTCAGATTCAGCCAAAACTGGAGCGACCAATTCCCCCCGCCAAATGCCAACAGCGAACTGTTGCTGCCGCCGAGAAGGTGCGTTTGATTGGCTTTGACGAACTCGCGAGCGTTGCCGACCTTGCCTGCGGTTGAAAGTACAGAGTTGACCGATGTGAAGTTGAAGCCATTGCCGCTGTTGTCTACGGCGGTCACGTTGCCGGTAGTCGCCGTCTCGTCCATCGGCAGATACAGCGCGAGGCTCTGGCGCAGTTGGCCGGTGCTGATGCCGCCCGCGCGGGGGCGAAGCAGTCTCGGACTCATCGGGCTCATGGTGCGCTCTTGTAGGTGATGTAGGGTCAGCCGGGGAGCAGGAGCGAGGTCAGTAGGCCCGCCAGCGCTGCCGCTATGGTGGTCATCATCAGGATGAACGTCCGCAGATTCACGCCTAGCCCTTCACGCTGACGGTCATGGCACAGGTTGTTGCGCCGACGACCACAGGGACCACGTAGCCGAAGCCAAAGCAGGCGTCCGGAATAGGGTGGGCGCCCACGGTGACGGCGGTCGTCAGGGCAGAGCCGTCAGCATAGACGCGCACCGGCGTGTCTTCCGGGCCAACGGATACATGCCAGTTGATCTGCGTGGCGCCGTTGGTGTTGGCAATCAGGATTCCGCCTCCGGCGTAGTTGCCAAACGGAAACCGCGGCGTGGTGGTCGCCGCTGAAGACCCGGCCGTGATTGTGGCCCCGGTGAAGAACCGCGCAATCTCGTTCATTTGAATCTGCCTTTCGGTTTGTAGGAGTGCCTGTCGATGATCCGCTCGCGAACCTCGCCGGCCTTTGCTTTGGGGTTGCGTTGGAGTTCCTTGCGTACCTCGCGGGCGACGATGTTCTCGTTAATCAGCTTGCGCTTCGGGGCTACGGCGGGGCCGGGGTCATAGTTCAATGCCCCCTGAACGACCAGCCGCCGCTTCTGGGCCACGCGCACGACATCATCGGAGGAGGACACCCAGGCTTCCGGATCCTTCCAGCCGCGCTTGTCCGCCAAGCCGCCGCAGTAATACTTCCCGGAGATGTTGATCCCAGCGGCCTTGGCCTCTTTGACCATCCACTGAGCCGAGAGCTTCGGCATGCTATCCAGTTGCTGGTTGTTGTAGCGGCCTTCCATGAAGGCCCTGTCCGTACCCCTTGTTCCGGGGGCGATCTGGAGGGCGCACATTTCCGCCCAACGCTCTCCATGAGGGAGCGCCTTCTTGTAGGTTTCGACAGCCTCGCGGCCTGCACGCTGAATGTGGTTGGGGATATTCATGCTACTGCTGCGGGGGGGCTTGCTCTGGGGGCGGTGGCTGGCCTTCTGGGCCGGGGGGCGGAGGAGGTGGCGGAACCATGTAGCGAGTGACATCCACTTGCATGGCCTTGCCCCAATCCTCCAAGAGGGCATTGAACAGTTCCGGCCTGCCGGCCTGGAGCAAGCCCTGCGAGATCGGAGCCAAAATCTGCATGGCCTGCGTGATGTTCTCAATGCGGGTTGCGATGTTCGGCTTGCGAGCGCTTCCCGCTTCCACGCGGTAGTCGTACTCTCTGACAATCGCATCCGGAGACTCGCCCTGGACATGCATCTGCCACGCTTGCGCAGCCATCGGTCCCAAGACCGGCGCAACATCTTGCGGATAGATCAACCACCGCGCAAGCAATGCTTCCTTGCGGGCGACCTCGGACAAAGCGTCTTCCAGAATATTTGCATAATCGTCCGGGCGCACACTGATCTGTTCAGCCTTCACCTGCGCTTCTGCAGCCGACCGGAACTGATTTCTGGTCATGCCGTACAAAAGTTCAGTCAGGCCCACGCGGCGGTCGAAGAGCGCCGTCACCTCGGCAATGATGTTGTACATGTCCTGGGTGACACCAGGAACCTGGAACACGCTGATGACATCGTTCACGCTCCGGCCAACGGCTTCGGAGATTTCAATGATGTTGAATCCCTTCTCGCCCTTGTCCAGGATCTTCGCCTTCAGGTCTGGGTCCGCGCTCTTTGCCACGCCGATCAGCGTTTGCGAAGACACTGCAATCCTGGTGGCAAGGAAGGACATCGCCCAATTGATGAATCGCAATTCCCCAATACCAGGGCGAATCAGCGAGATCGGCCAGGAGTAGCCCGGCTTGCCGTGCCACGCGAGCAACGTAAACGGCCAGCCCGCCGGTTCCGCCCAAAATGGAATGGGCCACTGGGCCCGCATGAACATCTCCTGCGGAATCCCGGTTTCATCGACTTCTTCTTGGAGAAGCGCGGGTGGAAGATTCAATGGAAAGTCCACGCCCTCCGCAACGACGATGTAGCAATTCACGCCCAACGCATCGAACTTGCCACGCAGATCCTTGTCGGCGTCCTTTAGCCGATCACCGAATCCAGTCTTGGAATAAATCTCCCAGTAGCAGATCAGGTCGTTGGTCTTGCCGTTCTTTTTGCGGAACTCATACCCGCGTTCATTTTCATCTGCGCGGGACGAGTAGGATTCGATGTGGCCTTTCAGGTCTTCGCGGGTCAGGCCGAACTTCGCAGCAACTTCGTCCACCGGCTGGACACGTTTGCGCGCAGCCCAGCGGATGTCCTCAAACTCGTCGGCGTCCGGATCCCACACCAGATTGTCTACGGAGTCATAGAAGGAGCCGGCCATCTTCACCGAAGACCCCGGCGGCTGGTACAGCTCATGCCACCACACGCCAGCGCCTTTGATGAACGCCTCTTCCACCACCTTGCGGGAATGCTTCTTCAGATCCAGTTCGTTCGGCGTGTAGTTCAGGTAGTCTTCCAAGAGCTTGGCAATAATGCCACGCCGCTCTTGGGCGAACATCTGCTGCTGCATGCCCTGCTGGTACTGCTGCATCCCGGGATCGGGCATCATCACCGGCTGACCGTCCGGCCCCATCACAGGGCCGTCAGGCCCCATCTGGGGAACCGGCGGCTGCGGAAAAATACCAAGCAAATGCGGCGGGACAACCGGGTACTGCTTGGCGTTCACCGCCCGGGTGGGGTTGCGGTGGTGGATGACCGAACTGAACAGACGCACGGCTTCCCACACCCGGTTGACGCAAATGCGCATCGCCGGCGCATCGATGCCCTTGTTGTAGGACCGGCTGGTTTCCGGACCCCACATCGCTTCCGGGTCAGAGGCATAGAACCCCATGGCCTCCTTGGCGTCATCCGCAAAAGGCTTTTTGTGTTTTTCGCCCTGTTTCACGCACTCCAGCCAGCGTTTGGCAATTGGAGCGAGTGGGTTTTGTTCGGCCATGAAGTCCTCTTAGGTAAATGCCCTACTTGGCCTTCTTGGCCTCCAGGGCTTCCAAGCGCTTCTCCGCCAGGGCCAACTTCTCCTGGAGGGCGATCAGCTTGCTGGGCCGGGGTGCCCAAAAGCCGTACTCCTTCCAGGCAGGGAACTCGTTGACACCGGGATCGTCTACATGGTGGACCGAAAACCGCTCCACGCCGCCGTAGCTGGGGGTAATGACCCACAGCGTCAGGGTGCGGCTGGAGACTGCGGTGACGAGGGCCAGTGACGGCGGGGCGCCCTCATGGCGGTAGTAGAAGACTTTGTCGCCCAGTTCGGCGGTCGGCATCTGGAAAGCGCTCATCGTAATGCTCCTTTGGGGGCAAGGTAGGTAACTCCGTCATCGTCTTTGCGCAGGCGCTTTTCACGCTCTGCCAAGTACTTCACCCACCATGGCTCCGGGCCAGGGCGGCGAGGTGGTTTGTGGTATCGGGGCTCATGGGCCGCAAGGTATTCCAACGTCTGCACGGCATGGACCTCACCCCGCGTCTGCGGTTCGTCGGTCACGTAGACCTGTCCGTTTACGGTGGTGGTTTTCTTGCGGTAGCGTTTTATTTCTCTGAGCAGGTTGGGGCAGGCTCCGTCCAAAATCTTCAGCTTAGTTGTCCCGTCGCCCCGCACATGCAGCATCTGGCGTACCAATGCCGTTCTGGCGGGGATGTCGTCGGACCCCGGGATGAAGCTGCTGCCGCCGATGGAGAACCTGTAGCCGCGCTTCTTCAGTTCCTCCGAATACAGCTCATGGGGCAATCGTCCCGATCCGAGATCGCGGAGCGTGCCGCCGTGCATGTCCATGATCGCGGCGTAGATCGACTGCTCCTGCACCTTCCCGTAGAACCGCTCGCCCCAAATCATGGCGTTACACTGCCGGAGATACAGTTCGTCGTAGATGAGAATAAACCGTTCGTCCGGCGGAACTGCTGCGAACAGAGTCGCCATGACTACGTGGCCGGGGTCAATCGCGGCGTAGCGGGTCCAGTCTGCAGGCACCTGACCGTCCGGCAATTCCTCCCGGCGCAGGATGTGAACTGCGGGATTGAACGTCGGGTACATGAGCGTGGATTCGGTGGTGAACTCACCCTCCGCACGCATCTTCAATTCTTCTTGCCCCAAGGCAGACCAGCGTTCGATGTTCTTTCGTTTCTCTTCGTCATCAATGAACTGGTTGTCTAGGAACCGGAACGTGAACTTTTGGATGAGGGGCTTGGGGTTGTTTGTTTCAATCTCCTTGTCGGCACGTTCGCACAATCCCAGAAGTGCATCATTCCGCGAATGTGGCATGGCCGCCCACACAAATCGGCCTTTGCGATCCGCGAGGCGAGCCTGACATTCGCCCACCCATCGCTCGTTGTTTAAGTCTTCGTCCAGCCAAATAAGATCGGCCTGATAGCCTTGCGGGGGCTCTCCCTCTGACGAGAAGCACCAGATCGTCCAGCCGTTCGTCAGCTCCACTTTGTTTAAATAGCCGGCGTTCTTCAGCACCCAAGACATGTCTTTGATGAGCCTGGGCGGGATGAGGGGCGGCGCAGGCTTGGACTTCGACTTGTCATCGCCCTGCCTGATGCTCCTCCACTCGCCTGTCTCCTCGTCTTTGATGATTCGGAACGCGCCGGCCTTAAAGAGGATCGGGTAGATCACAAGACCGATGTGGGGCCAGTTCCGGCCGACTATCGCAATGTTCCCGCCTTCCAGCGGATACTTGCCGTAGGGGTCTTGGCCGGTCGCTGCGCGGGCCGCCTCCACCGCCACAGCCAATGACTTGCCGCCACGGTTACCACCCAAGACGATCCGTTCACTGACCATCGACTTATGGAACTCTTCTTGGTGTGGCATGGGTCTGTACAGGCGGAGGGCCTCCAGCCGGCGGGAGGCCAGTTCGGCCTGCACCTCCCGCATCTGCTGGATCTGGTGCTGCGTGACTACGGGCGCGTCAGGCTGTGGAATCGGGGCGCTGAGCTTGGGATGCTTTTTCATTGCGCTGGCACATCGTTTGGTGATGCCACTCCGCGCACCAGTGACTTTTGTCCGTCAGCGGATTCTCCCACTTGCCGTTCCGCGACTGCGGCGGGAATCTCCGGCATTCCCCCACCAACGCCTCCGGCTTGTAGGTTGTCCACCACCGGCATATCTCGCACGTTTGCATGATCTTCCAGCCTTGCGGGCTGTCCGTTGACTTTGATACTCATGGCGGCGGCGAGAACGTCCCGCCGGTACTGCGCTTCCAGCTCTTCTTCAGTCATCAGCTCCAGCGGCTTCTTGGCTCCGCCCATGGCGGTGTTGGCGGTGATGAGTTTGAGGATGGAGTCCAGTTGCTTGGTTCGGAACGCACCTCCGGCCGGGGCGTCGTAGTACTGCTTCATAAACGCCGTGATGAAGCCTTCGACACCGCCGAAGTATTTCATCGCCACTTCCAGCAGTTCTGCGGAGTGGGGGATGTTCGTCCCGCCAACCCGCGACACGGCGATGAACGTGTCTACGGCCCCACGTTCGATCTCCGCCAGCTTCTTCTGGCTGCGGATGACACGGCCGTCCTTCTGCTTTTTGTTGCGGCACTTCCTGCACCGCGAATGAAACTCTCCCTTGCTAACGTGCCAGTACTGCTTGGTGAGCGGGTAGGACTTCCCGCAGTGCGTGCAAGACTTAGCTTCCGCCACGGACGGTGAACTTTGGCTTCAGGTCAACGAGCGACACCGTGTGGTCGTAGTTCGCTTCCCAGCAGTCCTTCAACTTCTTGGAGATGTGCTTGGCTTCGATGAACTGCGGCTTACCGACACACTTCGGCTTCCAATGCCCAGCCCAAGCGTCCCAATTGCAGAACACTGGGTTGTACCCCAGCTTTTCCGTGCCGGCGAGCGACAAGTCGCGGGTCATAGTGACATCTTCGGTCGATGCCTTCTCCGCCTGATACTTGTTGGGGAATTCGTAATAGAACCACGGCTTGTCTTCTTCCGTCTTCGGCTCCGTGACCTCAAAGGCCCGCATGTCGTACATGATCAGGCCGGTCGGCAAGGCAGCGCATGGCTGGACGCCGGCCATCTTCACGGCCTGGGTGCGTTCGTACATCTTCAACTGGAAGTCCGGGTTCGGGTGGCCGGTCTGCATGTCGCGCCACTCAAACACGTACACACACTCCATCGGCGGCGGCCCGCAATACGGCGCGCCGATGACCACCGGGCCCTTGTCGTAGTGGTCGTACAAAAAGTCGAACGACGAGGGGAAAAACTTCTTGGAACCCTCCAGGTCGGGCTTCATGTCGGAATCGATCATCACCAGGACATCCACCCCGTACTCACGGGCTTGGAGGACGGCCCGGTTGCGGGTCATGGTGATCGGCGTATCCGCGAGATTCCAGATGCGGATGTTTTCAATCCGTGGATCGCGGGACGCTTCTGCTACAAGCGGAACCATCCATTCGCGGACGTCCGGGACTTCAGAGGAAATCCCGCCGTTGCCGCCGTACGAAAACGTAACCAGACCGACGTTCAGTTTGCGTTGTTGCATATATCACCTCGGGGGAGAGTGATGGTATCAGATCAGTGTACGGATGTCAACGCCGGATGTAACCCTTGGTCGAATCCAGCCACCTTTCGTAGAACGCCGCATCCGCCGGGGTAGTGAAACCGGCACCATCCGACGCAAAGAAGACAGGTCTGCCAAGCTCCTCCCACTCAGCCTTGCGGCCGCCCGGCTTTTTGGGTGTCGCTGACAAGGCTTCCTTGGGCAAAGAATTCAGCCACCTTTCGTAATTGAGCGCATCCGCCTGGCTATTGAAACCGGCACCATCAACTGCGAAATGCGTGGGTCGTCCCAAGGCCTCCCAATCGGCCTTGCGGCCCTGGAGAAGGCTTGGTGGTTTTTGAGAAGACGGAGCTGCTGATTGAATTTTTTGCTGCGGCTGAACGCCATACGGCGTCCCCTGGCTCGGCGGCTGCTTCGGCTGGGCTTGGCCGGGACGAGACTCAGGGGAGAGCAGGATGGGTGGCCGCTGGCCAGCGGGATCGTATGGCTCCATTACCTGTAACAGCCCGGGAGTCCACATCAGAGTGCCGTCTTCTGTCCTAAACACTGGCTTTCCGGTCGCCGGGTCAGCGAACTCGGGGCCGCGGCGCGGCGCAACCTTCGGCTGCGGCTGGACGGGCTGGCCAGAAGCGCCAGCTTTTCGGCGTTCAATCCATCCGTCTTCACGCGCCTTGCCGGCGTAGAAGTCGTAGCGCCCCCTGTCCGTCAAAGTCTTGTTGGGATCTGGGCTATAGCGCACGGCAGTGGTTTCCGCAGGATTGGAAGCCACTTCACCAGTCAGTGGGTTTTGCCATTCGTAGTCTTCAGCGCGCCATTGCGGAGGCTGGCTTGGAGCCGTCCAGTCGCCGCGCGGGTCGGCGGGGTTTGGGGCTAGGAGGATTGGAAAACTGTCGCCGCTGGGGCTCTTGCTGACCGGAGGCTGCTTCGTCATCCACTGGTCACGCGTCTGGTAGCCGGGGAGCGTTGCCAACCACTGCTGGTAGGGGTCGGCCTGCATGGGGGGCGCAGGCGACTGGGGGCCAGATGAAGGTGGGCCGTACAACGACGGCGGTGCCTGCATACCGATCTGATTTAGTGCGTCTTGCTCTGCAAAGTACTTTGCAAACGGGTTGTAGAACCCGTCCTGGACCATCTGATTGGCTTGCTTGCGCATGCCCGCTATGTCGAATTGCGGGGGGCCAAAATTCTGGTTGGTGAAGTTGGCTACCTGATAGGGCAGCAACGCCTGATTGGCCTGCTGGACAAAGGCATCGCGCTGCGCCAACGCAGTAGCCAGGGGCTGTTGGAAGTTGCTCCCGGGCGTGAACCCACTGGGCGAGTACACGCCGGGCTGCATGCTGGCGAACGGATTCTTCTGCTGGGGGCTCCCTTGTGTACTGGGTTGGCCGTAGGCAGTCCCAAGAGACGGCGTCTGTGTCGGCTGTGCCTTGCCGGGGGAGTAGATGGACATGTCCATGCCGCCGGAGGGCTTCGGGGCGGCAGGCTGCTGCGATGTGGAGTACGCCCACTGGTTTTTCCCGAATTGCTGATCGTTCTTCTGCGCGTTGGCCTGCGGATTGAACAGCGGGTTTGGCTGGAGCGTATCCGTGAACGGCAACTTGGAAAGATCCGTGCCCTGCGCGTACATGCTTACTCGTCCCCCTGTTGTGCAGACAGTCCGTCAGTCCCCATGCCGGACCCCTGCAGCATGCGGAGCCTCGCCATGTCGGCGTACTCCGGCTGGCCCCGCGTCTCAGCAATAAGCTGCCGGAGGAAGTCCAGGTTCTGGATGGCGGGATCGTTCATCGTCTAGGTAGTCCATAAGCGAGAAAAGGCGGCCAGCCAGTTGCCCGGCCGGCCGCCTCCCCCGAACCCCGTGAAGGGGCATGCGTTACGAAGTGGTGGCGATCAGGCCAAGGTTAGCAAGAGCAGTCGCGAGGGCAGTCACGTTGTTGAGCGTCACGCCAGTCGGCTTGGCGGTCACGGCAGCGCCGTAAAAACCAAGGCTGCTGGTGGACGCGCCAACGGTGATGTTGGTCGCACCGACCGTCAGGGCGTTTGTGGCGCCCGTCAGGTGCTGGAGCGAATTGGCCAACTGGTTCCCGAACTGGTCGCTCGCGAGGCCGACGATCAGCGTATTGCGAAGCGTCATGGTTAGCTCCTGGCGAGTTTGACAATAGCCAACACGTTCTGACCCGTCGTTCCAGCGGAGACGGCCCGCCCGATGTAGTGGTGCTGCAAGAACGTCACCGCCGCCGTCTGGGCCTGCCCAGCCGTGGTGGAGTGCGTGCTGGCTGCGGCCGTGAGGGCCACCAGCGCCGTGTCCACCGCAGCTTCCTGGGCCGGGCCCAGTTTCACTTCGGTCGGACCTTCGACAGTCAACCAGAACACATCGTTGTTAGCCACACCGCTCGTCGGGATGAACTCATCCACAACGCCGGCCGGGAGCTTGGTGGTGTCGTTGTCGTAGCCGTCCACTTCCGTGAACGAACCCGCCTTAAACATCACCACCCGCTTGGGAAGCAGAATCACGCCGCTGGTGTTGCGGACAGCGATACAGGTCTTCACCCGGTTGCTGCGGACTACGCCCGTAACAGGATTAACGTCAGGGAACGTCTTCACGGCCCCAACCCAATTGCCGCCCTCTGTGGCCAGCGTGACCCCGAGGGTCTGACCGAGTGCGAACGGAGGATCGTCAAACAGACTCATTTCAGATCACCTCTTTCTTTAGGCAAGGGCGGCAAGTTTGAAGAAGTTGCGCGGCGTCTTAAACTTAAGGTTGCCGAGCGTTGACACAACGTAGCGGTACTGTTGCGTGAGTTCGTCGTAGAACGGACCCTCGCTGACCATCAACTGATCGGTCATGCAAAGGAGTTCCATGTTCCCGATGGCGAGGCCGTAGCCCGTGTCGGCGGGAACAGAATTTTCCGACGAAACCTCAACGCCGTCGAAGTCGAACACATCCGTGAAGCCGTAGCTCCGCAGACCGTCCGTCCGGCCGACGATGACACGCTCCTTGGCGTCCAGCGTATTCAGGAAGTCGATGTACCACCTGCGGTTCAGGAGGCACATATCGACCTGATCCTGCTTCGTATCATTGCGGCGCGTCTGATGAAGCGCCTCGCGAAGCGCCTTGGTGCAGTTGGCTGCCCAAGTCGAACCGCCGAAGTAGGTGCTGGTCACGTTGGTGATGACCGGCGAATAGAAATCGAACTCTGGATCGGCTTCGCCGTTGGGCCACACGCCCGTCTTCTGCGAGCCGCCGTACGCACCCAACGCGGTCGAAAGACCGGCATAGGTGTCGGACGGAGAGCCGAACGGATCGGCAGCGTTGGCCGTACGCTGGGCACCCGTGGACACGTTGAGCGTGCCGTTGTTGCCCATGAACGACTCAATGCCATGGAACCGCAGCTCGTTCCCGTTGGCCGTGCCATCGACTGCCCACTCCTTGGCAAGGTACTGCTCCATGCTGGTGATGAGCCGCGAAGCCATGCGGCCCGCCACGTTCACAAGAGCCTGAGCGCTGCGATTTTCCAGCATCTCTTTCTTGTAGATCGCGTCGGTGGCTTGCGCGCCACGAAATTCCAGCTCTGCGTTCTTCCAGAGGTTCTGGCGAGCGAACGAGCGAGGAGTCTCGCCGTTGTTGCCGGTTGGCGTATGGTTGCGGTATTGGATTTCCCACTGAAATCCCCGGCCGCTCATGTTGGTGCGGATGTTGCCGGAACCTTCCAAAGCCGCGAAGACTTTGTACTTGCGGAGGGAAGCGATTTCCTCTTCCCGCAGGAACGTCTGGATGGTTGTGGCAATAGACCTTGCCCAATCAGTTGACGACGATGCCATTAGATCACTCCATCAGTAACGAGTTGGCCTTTCAGCCGATCTTCAAAGCTCATCCTCTGGCGCGGTGCCCGAGGCTCTGTAGTGCCTGCAGACCTGTTGGGCGTGCGGGTGGCACGCTCGCGCAGGAACTGCATGTTCTGTTGGGCGACCGGATCGACCGGCGCTTGGGGGGCAGGCTGGGCATAACCAGCCGGCTGGGCAGGGGCGTAACCCTGCGCGGGAGCGGCCTGCATCTGCTGGTAGCGCAGGTTCAACAGGTCGCGCTGCAGCATTCCAGTGGCGTACTGCCAGCGGGCCTTGGGGTCGGCTATGCCGATTTGAGAAGCCTGCTGGATGTACGCCTGGATCGCCTGACCTTCGCGGGAGACTTGGCCGTTCTGGTCATACAGCCAGTCGGCGTTCTGCCGCTCCAGGTCGGTTACGAAATTCTGGGCCTGATACTGGCCGAGGTGCTGTTGGACCAGTTCCTGGGCCTTCTGCATCGCGACCTGTTCAACGAACGGCTTCAGCGTGGACTCCGGATCGGTGACCAGCTTCCGCGCGAACTGGGCGGTGTAGTCCTGGTACTTCCGGAGAGCCTGCTGGGCCTCAAACGGGGCGTTGGGGTCGATGACCTCTTTGCCCGTCTGGGGGTCGCGGATGATGTAGTTCTTGTAGGTGTCTTCGACCGAGGGCGGGTTCCACCACTTCGGCGTCTCTGCCGGCTTGGGCTTGCTGGCCTCCTGCTGGGCGGCGAGCCACTGCTGGTACTTCTCGCGGTTGGCCACGTATTCCGTGGTGTGCGGAATCAGCGACTGGTACTGCTGAAGCTGACGCTGGGTTTCACCGTAACCATTGAACGCCCGGTACAGGTTCTGGGCGATGGCGAGATCGTCCTGGCCCTGGAACTCCGGGAG